TGTAAGTGTAATTTGATCCCTTACCTCAAGACCAAAATTAGATACAAAAGTACCTTCACCTTCAAAGCCGTCTACGTTCTTGATATACATTTCAACAACTCTTTGATCTTTAAATTGAGATATACGATCTTCACCATATAACTTATCTTCATTTACAAGAGTTCTTGGCATGTAATGTAAATCAATGCCATAGACTTTGATGGACTCAATTATAATACTTTCAATGAGTCTTTGGTCTGGTGTGTTTGTTCCGTAATGGTTGAAGTAATGATTGGTTGCCATGTTATCCAATCATAAAATCGTCTGGAAGCTGATACTTCAGTTGAACCTCTTCTTCTATTTTGTCTAGTTCTTGTACAGCATCATCATATAACTGTCTACCATTGAGTGTTACTCCACCTGGCAGTTGAAGTCCTTCAAACTTGATTAGATTTTGCCCCCATTGTTTTTTGAAAAGAGATGTAACGTATTTCTTGAGAAACATATCCCCATAAACATCTGAAAAAGAAGATGGGTCTGTTATTGTATAACATTCTGCAACTATGAAGTCATCAATTTTAACATCAGATCCCCACCGAATATCTAAATATAATCTGTCTGTATGTCGATTAAACCTAAATCTAGGCATTGTATTAAAAAGATTATTGATAGTAGTGAGTTGTTGTTGTGTAAAAACATAGTTACTCATTTGAGCACCAGTTCCCATCCTATAGAGATCATTTAATGCATACTGATAGTTCACTGAAAACATATTCGTATTTCCTTCTGTCTCTCTGTAAAAAGGAATTACACCCTTTACCCCAATAATATTTTCAGTAATTGAAATATATTCGTTATCAAAGTCACCTAATGAATTTGCATTAGAAGCTGCAGTTGTGGCTGATGCACCACTCGTTCCGCCAGTTACAGTTTCACCATTACCAAATGTGGTAGTAGTATTTGCATAAAATGTGTTCCCATCTCCGCCCGATTTTACTTCTGGATTTTTGTATCGAATTGTAGTATTGGCACTAATGTAATCATGGACTGTTGCTCTTACCCCAGTTGTTCCACCAGTAATAGTTTCACCTGCAGTAAATACAACATTTGCAGTTAGTTTGAGGGTAGATCCAGTAATTTGATGTTTGAGAAAAGTTGGTTCAGTTGCATCAAAATGATATTCTTGAAAGTACTCAAGAGCATCATCAATACGATCTTCCATCTGATCGTCATCAAGATTCAACTCTACTACTGGATGGCCGAGTTGTCTTTTTGCGTAATCTTTAAGTGTTGCTCGAGAAGTTGGTTGTGTCATTTCGTCCTCAATAAGTTGCTGATGCAGATACTGTTATTACACCTTCAGCCAATCTTTCTATTGTACTTCCATCCGATTGTGTGTATTCTATATCGTAGACATATTGGCCAGGAGAGATAGATGCCGTCTGAGATGCAGTCAGAGAAATAGTGACATTTGACCCTGAATCTGCACAAGTTAATGTGACTACGTTATTTGATGTGTAATGTGATGGTCTGAGTTTTCCAGCACAAGTTCCAGAAGAAATAGCGACATTTCCTCCAGCCGTATTCTTGGCCGTAATCACTTTCTCAAAGGTTGTACCTTGATCTATGACCAGATTAACAGTTTGTTTGTTGAGAGTAAGTGCCATGAAATCTCCTTAGAATTATAAACCTTTCCATATATTTAGTAATGGAAGGAGTTAGGAGATTAAGATGGTTCAGTCGGCCAACCATCATCGATATTGACAGCGATGAGATCAGTAACAGATGTAGTAGCAGATACTGTAGTTTCGTGTGCTGTGGCCTTAGTTCTTACTCCATCTCTATATGTTTGTACTGCAGAAGGAATTGCTGTTCCATCGTCTGCCTTACGAACAATATACCAATCATAAGGTTGAAGTTTTGAACCTTGAATATCTTTTACCTCTTGAACTTTACTCCACTGTAAACCTCTTGAATGGAGAGAAAGGTCACCAGAAATGGTAGTTGAAACTGCTGGAGAAAGAGCACCTGTCCCATCGGGTTTGATACCTCTTACAGTATTTCCACTTGCCCAATTTCCTTTGGTTACTTCTACATGCAGTTTTCCTGCTTCTTTAGAAATGATGTTTCCTGTCTTACCTGCAGAACTATGATTTGCACTACTTGCAATCTTATCACCATCAGAAAATCCATCGGAAGAAGCAACTGGAATCGTGTAAACATCTTTCAAAGGTTTTTCAGTATTGGTATATGTTCCTGTGACTCCTGTTACAGTATCACCATCTTTAGTGACTGCATATACTGGAGCAGATACATTATGATATTTTGAATCACTTGGTTGATTGGTCATTGTGACAGCCCAAATCTTTAATGCTTTTAGTTCTGTAGAAGACCAGAGAGAAAATATACTTGCAGGGTATTGGACACCATCTAAAGTGATGCCCACTGGCCTCATGTATAGTTGAGCGATTGTGTCGTTATCGTTGAGTCGTGCCCACATAGTTAATTTCCTTAAAAGTTGTTACTATTATATTTATAAACTTTGGTTATCTTGCATTAGCATACTTGAATGGCATTTCAGCAAAAGCCATGTAGATGTAAGTCTGCGCTGCATTAACACCAGAATCCGTATTTCTGGCTTTAAATCCATTTGACAATATATCTATCGTACCATTACCGCCACTAGTTTCTTCTACTCTATTATCCTCACCAGATAATGTATTTTGACATACATTAACTGGTGACCTCTTATTATCAAATATTGTCCAGTAAGTAGTAGCATCTATATTTTTTATCATTATCCATCCAGGCTTAAATCCAGTATATACGAATACTCCATCTGCATTATTATTTCCCTCATAAGAGCCAAATTTAGAGTAACCTTCTATACCTGTCCATGCATAAAGTATAGACCTCTTTCCTGCACCACTAGTAACAAATTCATCTTTTGCATAGATAAATTGTGAATCTACTGGCCCATCTCCAGCATTGTAATAAGCATCTCTCGTACCATCTTGGGTGGCAGTTGAATTCATTATCATTGTAGACCCTGCTGTACAACCTACATGAAATACATCCCAATTATAGCCTTGGTCTAGTTGTTTAGCCATAACCCAATCTGGTGCTTTACCTAGACCATGTGGAATTCTTTGACCACTTGCATCTGTACCTTCAGTCAAGATTATAGAAAATCCAGCATCTACATTTGTGCTACGTGTAACTTTCATATCACCACTAGAATCTTCTACAGTATCATTTCCTGCTTTCCAGCACCATGCGACATAATCTTTACCAGTTTCATTTTTTCCTTTCCAACTACTATGAAAACCCACATCAATACCATTATCATTAAAATCTAAATAATCTACTGTTGCTCCAGCATTATCTTCAGCAGAACTTAAATCGGAATATATCACTTTATCACCACCTCTAATACTGTCATGTAATTCATTAGAATATGTTGCATCTCTTGCCTTTGTCCAAACAAGGTCAGGCCTGAAGTTTAATCCACCAATATTCCTTGGTCCTACATTACTGTCACCTTCCCACAATAAAGTATCAAAATGTTTATCTGGTGTACCTGCAGCAGAGTTAGGTCCGATTGGTGCAAAGTCTGCATCTTTCATGTTTGCAGTACACCATGACAAGAATCCAGTTGGTGGTTCATATCGGAATCCACCTCGGCCATTACTGTCTGTATAGTTATTCTCACCATCTGGGTCACCTTGTCCGAAGTTTGCATGAACTGTAGCGGTTATGCTATTATCAGTAACATATTGTGCAAAAGTCCAAGGAGCGCCTGGAAACCCCATATTACCTAGAGGATCTTTTAATCTTTGAGAATTTTCTGGTGGGTCTTCTCCTTTAGCTGGATTACCTGCAAACCAAACACCATTTACTCCAAACCACGCCTTTCCATCTGGGTCATCCAAATCCATAGCAAACATATAAACATCATCTGCAGCATCAGCGTGAGTTACTGAATAGTTTACATGAGTTGCATCTGTATCTGTTCCTAAGATATAACCATCAGCACCAAGATAGTAAACAGTAGAACCATTATCACCCCAAGCACCAGCTCCTTGTGTAGATTGATATTGTTCTTTTCCTGTGTATTGGTAAAATCCCATCCTAGAATGAGTTGCGCCGTGAGTTCCACTTGCTTTTATTTCATGATACCATTTTCCTTTAGTAAATGCCATTGAGGCAATAGCAAAATCATTAGCAGTCGTTCCAGTATGAGCTAAATTTCCTTCAGTAAAAGTCCTACTATAAGCTGCTACAGCATTAAACGTACAAAAATTATTCTCTGGTGAATCCAACATCTGGTCTGTTATTGCCAAACCAGTTGGTGTAAAGTGATTACCAGTTGGGTCTGGTAGATAACTCGGTGTGATGGTTGCTGAACCTTGACCTGTTACAACTGGATTGTATTTTGCAGTGCCTACAATTATTCCTAATTCATCTACATAACCTTCATAAACATAATGATTAGTACCATCTAATCTACCAATTTCCCACTGATCCGTATTGTCCCATAATGCTCCTGACAATGCTTTATTACCGGCAAGTATACCATCAACATACATTTCACCATTTACATGCTTTCTTCTTTGTACTGCTAAATGATGCCAACTTCCAAGAGTAATTTCTGATCCAGAATTGTTTACATAAATATTAGCACCAGTTGTTCCATCATAAGTCATATAAGCAGTAATCAGTCCAACATTACTAATGTCTATACGAATCTGCCCATAAGTTGAACTTGCTGTCTTACTTATAAGCGTACCAGTTGAAGATTTATTAAACCATATCCAAGCTTCTATAGTCCAATCACTGCTATGAAAATATGGTAATGTTTTATCTGGCATAGTAAGGTAATCTGGATTGGCGCCAGGAAAACGTAATGCAGAGGAACCAAAATTTTTAATATCTGTTGAGTGTTTTACAGACCCTTGATTTGTTATGGCTCCACCAAGTCCTTTTGCGGGAGCATTCATTGATACTACTGTACCATCTTTTGCATTTCCACTTCTGTCATATGCAATAG